TTACCACGAATGCCCTGCTCCGGGCGCAGCCGCAACATCATGCTTAAGCTGCCAGGTTGCCGAACAGCTTCTGACCGTCAACAGTGACCACAGTCACATCATTGCCGCGCACGACAAAGTCCAGCACTTCGTCGGCTTTGACTTCGATATCGGAAGTCTTAGTCACAGGCCGCTTTTGTTCATCGAGCTTTGGTTGTTTGGTTTTGGGGTCGACAACAATTTCAACCACTTTGCGTTTGACCAGTTTGGCCACATCAGCAGCGGTATATTGTGGTTGTTCTAAGGTTGTATCAGTAGATTGGTCTTGCTCTGCCATTGCAGCTCTCCGGTTAGTGGATCAGCGAACAATGGCAGTTTGGAATAACGGGAATTTAGTTGAAATTAAAGGGTTTTAGGAATTTTAGTGCTCTATCAGATCTTCCCAAGCAATAATTGGTATAGCTCTTGGTATCTCTAGCCGCTCTTCAATGAATCGATCGTACCAACCACCTGAACGTGGTAAAATTATCATCGCAATCTCGTTATGACTGAAATGATAATTCGTCAGTAATCGCCACTCCCGCTCAGGGAAAATTATGTCCATATCACGTATTTCAAAAGTTTTGACTAGGGCTGCATGATTGACCAAGCCTACCGAAATTCGGCTAGCGACTCCTTCGAGAAAGGAACTCCATGACTCGACCAGTTTTGTCGGGTTTATCCCATCAATTAATCTCGGATCGTGGGATTCAACTGACTGTTGCATCGTTGATACGATCTGGGTAAGCAACACTTTGCTCATCTGCAAGGTCTTTGTGAACTGATTTAAGTCACTTATTAATTGAAGAAAATCAAATGCTACTAGCGATTCGCTATTTGAATACAGTACAGGATTAAAACCAGCTTTTATCAACGATTCTCGTTTAAATCCAATTGCAAACTTCCCATAGCGATTTGCATGAAAACTCAGATGCTGAATTGGAATATCTGCAACACAGACCACAGGTTTTGTTTCACTCTGAGTTTCAAAAAATAGATTTACATCAATTGAATGAGCATCTAATTGTTTCCGAACTTCACTGTTATGTTGAAATTGCACATTTTCAGAATATGAACTTGTTCTTAGATGTTTACTGTCCAATATTGCATTCAAAATGTTAAATGAAAGCTCATCTGTCTTTAATTGGCTCGTTTGTTTGGATAAAGCAGCGTCCCAGCCAGGTCCACCGGTGAAATGCCACAAAATCTTCGACACAGTACCTGGCGATTTACTCATCCCACTCATCCATAAACGGCACCATCATGCAGCCGCAGCGGATCACCTCACTGGCGGGCGCTTTTGGGTCATGAGGGTGCATCATTAACACTTTCCCGATAATAAAAGGTTTATCAACCGGTTGCACTTGATTGTTGGCCACCGCATGACTTAAGCGAGGTTTGCGGCGATTGCTGCGCTTCCATTGTTTTTTCAGTGCCGGTACAAACTCACTGGCTAGCGCCAGACGCGCCTGGCTGGACATGCCGTACAGCCGGCCGAGTTCGGTTTGTGTGATGGTTTTGGCGCGATAATCCGCATTGTCGGTTAACTGACTTGCAATGCCGGCGCGCAGTTTCTGCAGGTCGATGGCACCCATCGCTGCCAGCGACAGTTGCTGGCCAATGGCTTTGGCGGCATCACCGGCCACATCCTTAATTTTATCGACCATAAAAAAACGCACCGCTTCGAGCTGCTGGATGTTGAGAACCGGCGCCAAACCAACATACTCCACAGCAGCGGCCGCCAGCGGTTTATCAATCAGATCTATACCGGCTTGCCAGGTGCGGTTGGCCGCATTAATCACCTGAGATTCGGCTTTTACGCCCAGAGCCGTCAGCAGACGATCGACTTCCGACTTCAGTTTGCGTAGATGCCAGGTTTGCCAGTCACTGGGATTACCCTGCATTTGCGCCAGGATCTCGGTTTCTGTTTGCTGCAACAGCTCTGACAACTGGCCATATAACTCTTCCTGCAACAACTTGCGCTGTTTCACCTGGCGCGCCCGCTCCGCGTTAAACGCTTTACGTTTTTCCGCCCCAGTCATGCAGCGTCATCCTGTTCGGCCGGATCAACATCAGGGTCAACAAAAGCATCTTTTTCGGCTTGCTTGGTTTTGTTGTCCTGCTCACGTTTTTTCCTTTCCGTGGCCGCTTCACGGGCTTTCGCCAATTCGTCGACCGCATCAAAGGCCACGCCTAATTGACCGCAGACGCTGCTGATCACCTGCAGCGCTGTCTCTTCGCTGATGAGCGTTGCTTCAATCATCAGGATCAGTGCGCTGCAAACCTGCTGAAGGGCGGCAGCATATTTAGTCGTGTCCTTGGCAGTGATCTCCGGAAAGTTTACTTCGGTGTAATAAGCATAACTTTCCAGTTCTGGCTCGCGCTGCCCGTGAGCTAATTCATACTGACGGATCACATAAGTCGCCATGCTGTGCAGCATAAACTTGATATGGCGCTGGCGCATGGTCAGCATCTTCAAAGTCGGCTCGCCCATGCTTTCGCCGTTCGCCCGGTTCACGTCGCCGGCGTCAGCGAACCAGTGAGGCGGCATGGTGGCGCCGGACAGGATATGATTGCGAAATAGCTTGCCGATCACTTCAGTATCGCCACTGTTCAGCTGCGGGCTTTGCGCTTCCCACGTTTCGCGGTCGTTGTGCACGTTCACTGAGTTGGGTGCCGGCGGCTTAATTTCACCCGCTCGCCGGTTCACTTCGGCTTGGTCGGCACCGACTAATGTAACATCCCAGACAAATGCCCGCAGCGCCTGGGCACGCTCGCCTTCACCGAACAGGAATTCATCGTAGAGGTCCAGAAAATCCGCCTGCGCCGTTAAATCTCCATGACCCCGGCCCTGATGGCAAAAGGCGTTGATGTTGAAATAAAAGATGTCGCCGTCGGTAAAACTGGCCCGGATGCCCTGAGTACGTTTGGTAAACACATCCTCTGGGCCATTAATAATCACCCGGTATTTTTGATAGGTTTGTTTGGTGCCGCGCTTTTTGGTGATGACGCCAATTGGCTGCTCGGAATTGTCCGGGTCAAACACAACTTCGGCCACCTGGTTGGGGTCGAGATACCCCAGTCGAACATGACCGTTTAATGGGTTCACAAAAGCCGGATAGAACTGTTCGCCAAACAGCGCCAACTCCCGCACTTTCTTTTCCAGCTTGATATCCATGTTGTTGATGGGATCGCGCCAGAAGCGGTCCAGCACTTTCTGGTAGTCGTCCTCTTCATTGACCAGCTTGACCCCTTCCGCCAGCAAGTAAGCGACTGGTAGTTCAATTAGTCGGTTAGCGATTAAGTTCGCTTGCCACAGCCAGGCAGACATTTTCACCATACGCTGCCGCTGCACCGGGTTTAAATCTCGCCCGGTGTCGCTACTAAGTCGCGTCCAACCGGTCATATCTTCCTGTACATTGGTGCCAGCAGACTCCCGCAGTGGCACTGTTTGGTCTTTTTGTGGTTCATCTGATTGAGCCGGTTCTGCTTTGAACCAGTTTGTTACTGCTGCCCATAAAGCCACGGCGGCCTCCTTTTGAAATCGGACGTAAAGCATTTACGATTATTTAGAAGGCCGCAGAGCGGCCTTAGTAACCCATTGCCACGGCAAATTAGCCTTAGGCGCTTAAAATCGCGCACAGCGCGTTTTAGCGAACACGGCGGAATAAGCCGCCAGCGGTCTGCCTTAAACGCATTTTTTCTGGTTTGAATGTTTCGCGGATTGACTGAGTAAGGACTTGCACACCGGCCGCTGGCGCACCCAAGCTATTAGCGGCATGGATGGCAAGACCCAACGCCCAGAAGTGGTCGGCATGACCGTCTACTGTGCGTTCAGCGGTAAAGCGCACATTGCCGGCGGCCGTAATTTGTTTGGTGACCATTCGAAGGTCTGCCCGAATTTTTGGGTCATGTGGAATACGGAGTTTTCGATCTTCCATTGCGCCGCGAATGGGGTAAGCCAGCGCTTCTTTGACCTTCGGTGTAAAGGTCACCGCCTCGACCCGATGTTCGCCCAGCGCATCCTGCGCATCATCAGCCCAGCCAATCCCCAAACCAGTTGCATCGATACAGACACGCTCACAGCGCTGGAACCACGGCCATAGAATGGCTTCCTGCTCGCCTTTGCGCATGTTTTGCAACCGTTCGATGTGGCGGGTATAAATCACATCCCCCAGCAGCTCAACGACCCACAGCACGGTTAAGTCGTGCTTGCGGCCAATGTCGACGCCAGCGAACAACCTTCCACCTTCAATTTGTTGCCAGGGCAGATGGCTGGGGAATTCAGCCGAAGCAATCAGATCGTATTCAAGGAAGGCAACGTCATCGTCGGCCGGATTGCACATGTACTCTTGTTGAAACGACTCTTCGTCGGCACAGCCAGAGCGTACAAACTCAAAATAGGCAGCCTCGTCCATGACCTGGCGCTCATCGTCTGCTGGCAGCATTTGCTGCAACTTAAATAAAAAGCCCTGGTCCAGAGCATCTTGCAGCGTGATCCGATGCAGGCTGATCCCTTTGGGATTACCGTTCTCGCGAACTTCCCGGATCAACTGGTTAAAAAAGTTATGGCTGCCCCGGTGAGTAGAAATAATTTCCATACTACCGCCCCAGGTAATACCCGGATAAGCAATGGACCACAGCTTGCGGGGATCCGGATGCAATGCAAATTCATCCAGAATACGGCCACCGCGTTTACCGGCTTGCGCGTCCGGATTGGAGCTCATGGAATGAATGCGTTTGCCGCTGGCGAACTCCAGCACGTAAGCTGAGATCCTATCTTTTGGATCGAGGACGATTTCGCCAAGGTCTTTGGCGGCCAGATTCATGATGGTTGCCCACATCTTACAGTCTTCGATAAATAGCCTGGCTTGCAGGTCATCACGACTGCTGACCCACTGGTCATGGCGGGCGCCTTGAGCAGAAGTTCTTTCATCCGCGGCATATGCCGTCGACCAGGACAATCCGATTTGCCGGGATTTTTCCATCAGCTTTAAGCGGCTGTTATCTTTAATCCAAGCCGCCTGAAACGGCAGAAAAATCCCGTCGGTATTGGCCGGAATAACCTTGGCATTTCCCTTGGTCTTGGCCATCAGACAATCCCCAGCGCTTCGCGGATAGCTGCCTGAGTTTCAGCCGTTACACCGCCTTTGCTACCCAGCGTATCCAGTTTGGCTTTTTGTTCCGCCAGCAGTTCTTCTTTGAGTTGTTTCTTCAATACTGCGCTTGAATTTGCCGTGCGCTGCAGGCGCTGGATACTTAGCACCAAATCGCCCAAAGTCTCTATATCAACCGGGGCGTCATCCGTCGCCTTCGACATCGCATGTGCAGTCGTTTTGAACATCGCGCTCATCAGCATCGACTGCAGCAACATGCCTTGCTCACCCAAGCTCGACAGGTCCAGCTTGTCCGCCATGGCCGTGGCATAGTCCTGGCAGCGACGCATGTCATTGGCCACTTCTTCCATTTTTTTGGCTTCGCGCCAAACCAGATTCTTGGATATTTGCTCAACATCAGAGTTGCCGGCATAGTTCGCCAGTTCAGTGTTAACCATGTCAGCAATGTCCTGACTGGTGTAGCGCTTGCTGTCTATCAGCCGGTGTAAAAGCGCCCTAATATCTTCGGGCAACAAGTCAACTTTGGTGCCTTTCATATCAAACTCCGGGAGCTGGTCGTTTAACACCATCGACCCGCGCCCGGCCATTGGCCACATCAACACCGCGCTCGGTAATACTGGCCACTAATGTCCGATCACCAATTTTACTGACCGCCAATAACCCTTGTTCTTCCAGCCAGCGCATATGGCTGCGAACGGCGTCACGACTCACACTATGGCCAAAGTTATGCAGCACATCATGCAAAATGCTGTCGTTGGCGCTGTAGCCCTGGGTTTCACTCAAGGCCCGTAAAATGACCAGGCGCTGGTCCGCTTCAAATAACTCACGCATTAATCACTACTCCGGCGGTTTAAGTTGGCTTCCAGCATCAGCTGCAGCGGCCGCTCAATGCGGTTAATGGTCTCATTGAGGTGCTGGCACTGCGCCTCTACCCTGGCAAGCTGCACTTGGGTTTGCGCAAGCAGGTCGCGATCAGGCAGGTTTTTGATGGCTTCTTCCATTTGCTGTACTCGCAGATTTAATGCAGTCAGCTCACGGTCTTTGGCATAGGTCTGTTCAATAGTTTGCACCCGAACAACCAGCGGATTCATTTGCTCGTGACTGACAAAACTTTTGCGCAGGGAGAATCCAGCAATGGTTATTGCAAACAACAGCACAAAGCTAATCACTGGCCAGTACTCCAGAAACTTATCTGCCATGCCGTTCACTCCTGCTTTGCCGGTCTTCGCATTGAAGGCAATACACTGCATCACATGCGGCAACACGCTCTGGTGAAACATCGTCAGCACAAGTAAGGCAAAAGCGTTCACCGTCCACCTCATAGGGCGCCAGTTTCGGTTTTTGCCGGGCGCGTTTTTTATGATTGGCCAACGCGGCATCGTTAAATGCGTCAGCTAACTCCTGGCCTTGATCAACTACATCAGGCATCAATTCGTTCCTTGTTGTTCTAAATAATCCAGCAAGTGATTCAGCTGGGATTCGATGATTTGGCAGTGGGCGCCGTATTGGCAGATGTGC